GTGACGCAAGTCACGATGTGAGTTTAATGGTGTGTTGGACGCTTTCTCAATCCCTAAGAGGACACATGTTAGAAATACCATGGCCTCGATCGGGAAGGTTAGCGCCGAACCCATAGACGCGAACTTGTTGAGATTATATATCTCCCCAAGTACGTCAGCCTTAAAGGACCGTGATGCTTGAACCGCCTCGTCTGTTAGAGGATGGTTTCGCATCATAGCTCTTACCAGCTGATTCGAAACGCGATCGGATGCTTCGCTCAGGTCGAGCGTAGCAAAGGACCCCGTGAGGGATCCAATTCGAGCCATTTCCTGGTTAGGAACTTGGTCATCGAATCCGAGCATACGATCTAGCGTGTCATAGCTAGAGAGCGCATCTAGAAGAACTGGAAGAAGAGCTTGCTGGCTATACTGATGCCAGCTAGGCTCAATCCCAATAATCCTAGGCGTTTTGAGCGTTTTAGGGACCGAAATAACCCTAACGGGAATCTCGGCCTCGGGTTCGAGAATGTCCACGGCCCCAAATCGGTCCGTATAGGACCAATTCGGGAGGAGAAACTCACCAGATGGTAAGATTCTCTCAAGCCGAGAGGTCCAAGTGCTGAGCGTAAACTTCCTGTTTCCAGAAAGTTTATCCGCAGTCGCACCTGGACCATGCCTCGCAACGAGCTCCAGCTTATGGATTGAATTCTCCATTCGACTGAAGACACCCGCGAAAAGCATATCCGAAATCCGCAGAAACTCAGAAAGAACTTCTGGTGTCCTGCGGACGTTGGATTCATGGACATCCTTCTCACAATCGATGTATCCCTGAAAGGCGGATTTCGTCCGCTCTTTCGAGCATTCGATTTCCAATTTGCCGAAGATCAAAGTCAATTGTCTTACGGCAAATACAGAATCCTTGCAAGGATCCTCGACCAACACGCCATTATCAGGATCGAACACACGCTGAAGGAAACCTCCGAGAAATCGGGGGAGCCCGCCAGAACCAGCTCGAAAGCCGGTAAACTGGTCGTCAGCAATGTAACCTTGGTCTAGAGCTCTTTCGAACTCTTTACCAAAGGCCGGGAGCGTAATCGTCAAGAACGACACGCCCTCGTGTTCGGTCCGAACCGAGACGGTATTAATGTCTCGGTCGGCGCTTGTGCTACACCACATGGCCAATTCTTTGGCCAATTCCTGCCAGAGCAACATTAGGCTTTTCACACCACCTCCTTAATCAGGGGGAAAGTGATCCCTAGCCTTATGTTAGCTATCTCGGAGGGTCTCAAGGTGGTCCTCTCGGATCTCCTTGAGCGCCTGCTCGACCCCCGCCTTGAAGTTCTCAAAGCGTTGGTCGTAGTAGAACGAAATCCCTCCGTTCCCGTAGTGCGCAACGATGGACAAGAAGTCCTCGTTCCACACCGCGGCAGAGTGGGGTGCGGTGATCTCCTTACGGAGATCGAAGCATTCCC